TCAAAGAGCCAATTCCAACAGCAGCCTCGTAATTTGGATCAACAACAGCGGCAATTACTGTGTAACCACCTGCTTTTTGAGGAGCGCCAAAGGTAACTTTAAAGGAAGTTACACTCTCTGGAAGGTAATCGCTGATGGTCTGGAAAGCTTTCATGAAAGTATCTGTGTCTACACCAATTGCCTTTAATATAGATAAAACAGCCTGCCCTTCTGTTGAATTCAGCTTTTCAAGGAGATCATCTATAGATGCACTTTCACCAAGCAATTTTTCCAGGTACTCTGCCAGATCAACGTTTCCGACTACAGGAATATTAACCATATAAGATGGGAACTGTATGCAAATAGCAGCAGCCAGGTCACTATTTACACCAGCATAGATTTTTAATACTCCGGCATCAGAAGGAACAACTTCTACCAGATCCTCTGGGATCTGATCACCATAAATAATTTTTTTGTTTTTAACAGAAATGGAGGATTTCGCTTTTACAATCTCCAGATCGGCAACCACTTCATTGCCACGGAACTCTTCGTTTTCTGCAAATTTCACCTTAAATGTTCTTGTACCAACAGAGAGATTGGTGGATGGCGCCTTGTCCAGATTAACATAAAATTCGACATTAGGAAGTCCATCTATTTTGATTTCTCCTGTTTTTACCTGCATGGTAAACTGATTAATAGAAGGTTTTACACCATTGGTCCATGTGATTCTGTCATAAAGCTCCTGTTTCAGTTTTTCTACATCAGAAGTATAAGTAATTGGTGTAGTCATGATCGTAAACTCACCAATTGGACGTGGATCCACAATTTTAACAGAAGCAGTAATCTCTCCTTCACGGTAGGCTTCATTTCCGGCAAAGGTAATCTTTAATTCCGGAGTCTCGTCAACATTCAGCAGTCCAAGGAGCTGGGCTGCTTCAAGGGGACAATATGTCAGCGTTCCTTTTACTTCTATTTTAAATTTACTGATTTCAGGTTTAGCACCAGCACTCTTCCAGACAATCTGGTCATATACAGCCTGTTTAAAAGCAGTTAAATCATCTGTATAAGCAATTTCTGTTTCATCCTGAAGTGCAAAAGAGGCATCCTCACGAATATCTTTTAACACAACTTTCTTCTCAACAGAAGCATCCTTATAACGGCTGTTTCCTGTTAAGGAAATACGGATCGTTTCCGTTGAATTGCCATTAGCATCTGTATTCTCACCAAATTTATGTGCGCCAGCACTGGCTATGCCACTTGGGATATAATCCAGGTCCGCATAGGTATTATTTCCAAACAGTCCCTCTCTTGCCAGATATTTTACTTTAATGTACTTGTTATCCATTTCATCCAGATCTGGATAACTGTTTTCGGTATCAACAATTGCATTTTTCAGAAGATTTTTAAAATCATCGTCTAATTCTGTGGTATCTTTTATCCACTGAACCTCCGGTGTTCCTTCTTTTCCAACCAGTTCTACTTTTTTCACCGTTACAGTAAGCTGAAGAGGCTCCGCATCCTCTGTAATTTCATCTTTGTCTGCAATATAGGTATAAGCATAATTTTGGAAATCACTATCCTTTAAAGTAATTTCTGTTTCGTCTGCTTTGATAGACTCGATGGCATATCCATCCTGTGGTTTTAATTTGATGGAACGGAACTCTGGCGCAATTTCAACACTGGCATGATCAGACTCTGCTTTATCATTAACAGAAACGTTACCGCCATTTGTTGTGATCTCAACCGTTCTTGTCAGTGTTTTTTCGTAAGACACATCAATTTGTATGTCTTGTATATCATCTGTGATATTTTCACCATTGATGGTATAATGATAGCTGCTATTATTTTCATCTGGAGAAATATCCGCTTCTAATGTTTCTTCCTCAATGATCTCATTTCCGTTTTCATCCTGTGCAGAGTATTTTACAGTTGGAACATATCCTGCATCTGGAGTGATAGAAAAATAAAAATCAGTTCCGTACTTGACAAATGAATCAATGGAATTAGAACTGCCATGATCTGTAAGACCATTTATGGTTACGGTAGCAGCATTGATAAATTTTACGGAAACACTGCTTCCTACTACTTCTGTTTTAGAGGTTCCAAAGGATGTTGATAATTTTCTGCCAATACAGATCTTAATGCTTGGATTTGTTCCTTTAGAAATATAATCTTCCAGAGATCCATACTGAACATCTTTTCCTAATCTTTTTAATATCTATCCAGTTTTTACTTTTATCACTGCGTTCGTAGTAATAAAACCACTGATCCGGTCTTTCCTCATCTTCGTCCAAAAGAGCATCGGCAAGAGCATCTTCAAGATCAAAAGCAGAGTCAGATTTTACTTTAACAGTTGCACCTTTCAGTCGGATATCTGGAAGTTCTAACAATTCGATTTCTTCGATTTTTTTCTTTTGAACTTTTTCTACTGGTACCGGCTGTTTAGGAGTCACTACAACATCGCTTTGTTCCGGATCTTTAACAGTGTCTTCATTTTTATCTGTATCAGACTGTTCCGGATCCTTGTTTTCATTTTCATCTGTATCTTTTACTTCATCATCTTTTGCCTCATCGTCAGATCCTGAGTTTTTATCCTCATCTTCTGCTTCGGACTCTTTTTCATCTGTCTGGTCGGATCCGGTGGTATCTTTGTCTGTTCCTTCTTTATCAGGATCTCCGGCATCCTCTCCAGAATTTTCAGGATCATTCTTTTCTGACTGATCTGTATCTGCCTTGTTGGAGTCGTCCTTGGCATTGTTTTCCGTATTATTATCGCCTTCGGAGTCTCCTTTGTCAGGGTGATCGGTTTCGTCATCCTTGGTTTCAAAATCCAAGTTTTCCGCCTTATTATCATTTTCGGTGTCATTGTCAACCTGTACGGCTGTGTTATCAGCCAGGGCCGGAGTTACTGCATTGCCGGATGCCAATACAATTGCCATTCCCAGCGCACAATGCTTTTTCCATAACTTTTTCTTTCGCATACTATTCCCTCTCCTTTTTGATTTTTTACCCAAAAAATACTATTTTTCACTCCGCTTTATTGTATAAGATGTCGCTCTTTTTTTCAACAACAGATGTGGTAGAAAATAAGAGGTTCATAGATATTCACTGTAGCTTTTCGCGCAAAATGCAAAATGTTTTCGCGTCATTTGCAAAAACCTATTTTAAAAACAGAAAAAGGACGTTTTAAAGGGCTGTAAAATACCCTCCAAAACGTCCTTTTTCTACTGCTTTTTCTTCGGCTTTCGGTTTCCATGCTCTTCAACAATCAGATCTTTTCCCGTGATTTTGTGCTGATTCGGTACATATTCAATTAGATCTGAAATATCGCACTCTAATACTTCACAAATCTTGTCAACGTGATCCAGGTTTATACGGGTTACGAATTCGTGATACCATTCGTTGATTGTACTTGGCCGGATTCCAGTGGCTTCTGCAAGATCTTTCTGCGTCCACCTTTTTTCTCCAAGAAGCCGTGATAAATGAATTTTAATCATGATATCCATGCCCCTTTGCTGGTTATTCTAGCACGAGGGCACTCTTTAAAAGTCATTTTGTTATATTATAACGAAATACGTTATTTTTCGTAATTCCTGATTATCAATTCCTTGAATTGCGAAGTTTTCGTCTTACCCGCCAGGCTGTTATTCCGGCTTATTTCTTCGATATTGTAACCCTTATACAGTTCTCTGACGTAAGTATCATCATTATAAGATAAGATAAAACGGCCTTTGATACTGCTTAAAACGGCTTTTAAACGCTCATGATCCGCTTCGGTGAAGCTTCCCTCATAATATTTTTCCGTCCCATGATAAGGCGGATCAAGATAAAAGAGTGCCCCTGGTCTATCATAAACCCGAATCAGGTTTTCAAAGTCCTTGTTCTCGATTACAACACCCTGAAGCCTCTTTTGAATGAGGGGAAGGTACTCGATAGCATTAGCAAGGTTCTTTTTATTCGTTCCGAAGGTTCTGCGATCTGAACCAAAGCTCACCTTTATAATATGAAAGAACCGCGCCGCTCTCTGGATATCCGTAAGTCCCTGACTGTCAAGCTGGCTCTTGCTGTCAAAGAACTGTTCCCGCGATATAGTCAGCCATTCCAGCTCTCTCTGCAGTTCTCCGCAATGATACTTGATGCACCGATATAAGTTTATCAAGTTGCTGTCGCGGTCGTTGAATACCTCCAGTTCTTTTCCCTGCTCTTTTTCAAAAAGAACCCATCCAGCTCCACCAAAAACTTCCACATACCGTGTAAAGCCTTCTTCTGGAAACCTTTTTACAATCTCTTTTCTCAGTAATTTCTTTCCACCGATCCATGCAATAAAACTATTCATTATGTCCTCCTGATTTCAATTTTAAGGGGCATGAAATCAGGATGCTCCGGGAGCTCGTACTCCCAGAGCCTTCATTTATCTAACGTTTTAAATACGCACTGCTACAGAAGCCCGTGTAAGCTACTCCCTTCACAGTAGTCTTTACATAATACCATGGCTTTCCGTTGTACAGGCTGTAATATCCATAACAGGAGACCGCTGCTCCCTTCGGAATTGTAACCAGAATATCTTTTGTTGTACCGGCTCCCGCTCTCAAATTCAGATCTGCCGTGGTTTTATAGGTTCCACTGATAGATACATCCTTTTTCTGAGCTGCTTCAACTTTTTTATTCTGGCTGCTCTTGGAGCCATTGTCCAGAACAACCACAGTGTGGCCTTTCGTCTTTGTGACCAGGATATCTCCTCGTAACAAATAGTCTGAAGCTTTGCAATACTCATCTTTTTCCAGGATATCAAACTGGCCAGTCTGCCTCAGTGCTGCCACCTCATTCGCTGTGCTGAAACTATTCACATGAATTCCAGCATAAAGCACACAGCAACGTACCAATTCAGAGCAGTCTGTTTCCACGGCTGTATTTACCTTGGAAAGATCGTAATCATATGGCTTCGCTGCAGCCGTTGCCGTTCCTCTGTGGCCCTGGCAATAACCGATATTGTCATTCTGGCAGGCAGCTTCCATGTTTTTAGCGATTGCCTCCCGGACTGCAGGTGCCTTCGCCCTAATAACGATCCAGCCCTTTGAATGCAGATACCAGAGCTGCGTTGACACCTCTCTGCCGGTCTGATCGCCCGCCTTGCCACCATTTACTCCACCATTTTCATTGCTTCTTGCGCTTCCAACTCTTACTCCCATGTTGACTACACCTCCACATCATCCGTTGCTTCAATCACAATTCCTGCATTTTCCTGAATCTTCATCTGTTTTACTGCGGCTTCAATCAGGATCTCAATCTGCGTGTCCGAAAGTGCGATGTTCTTCTCCTGAAGAAGCTCTTTTAAAAACTGCGTAACGATGGCTTTTTTCTCTTTTCCATCAGTGGCTTTCATGGTCTGCTGGGCCATTAAAACCGCTTTATACGCCAACTGAGCCACCAGGTTCAACTTCTCGGAATCAGCCTTGCTTTTTACCCAGGGAAGTACATATCTGGTTAATACCAGCACCGCCACCATCACCAAAATCTTTAAACCTTCAAAGCAAATATCACTCATTCTCCGTTTCCTCCATGCTTTCTTTTTTGTCTGTCTCCCTATCCTCCAGTTCATACTGTCTGGAAAGGTGTCTATCTTTCGTTGTTTTGATCCAGCCCATTACTCCGCATTCTCCGCCACATACACTAAACACGCAGGTACATAAGGTATCCGGAATTCCTCCTGTTCTTATGTAAATAGCAATCATCACAATCACAAAAACAAGTAAAAATATCGCCAGGATTACGAGGATCACATCCATGGTTTTCCACTTCTCTTTTTGCATGATCTTCCTCCAATTAAAAAGGCACATCGGAAATATCCGATGCACCTGTTTTTACCTTATTATTTCTCTGTGAGCTTCATCCATATAGGGAAGTTCTCGGCAGCCGTATTCAGCTACGTTCATTTCCTGATCGATAGAATCCAGCTTCTCCCGATAATAATTCTTTACTTCTTCGGAAACCTGGTTCATATGTTCCAGATCTGTCACCAGCTCCCGGAGGAGATCTGCCTGCTTGGTTGTCACATCGCAAAGCGTGTCTATAATATGAAGCAGAGTCATGTTTCTTCTCCCTTCCTATCATTCCTGTTTTTCCGCTTCAATAGCCGCTTTCACCTTTTCCCGGAAGGCCGCCGGTACGCTGTCAAGGGTTCTGATTTCAGCTTTAACTAAGGTCACATAAAGTTCTAACATATTACACGCCTCCATTCTCTTTTTCATACAGATCTGCAATTGCCTGCATGATGACTAACTGATTTTTTTCTGTCTCAATAAGTTTCTCATAGATATCTGCCTGAGCGGCCATGGAAGTCAGCATATTTTTATTGCTGTTTTCCTGCTCCAGGGCTGCAAAATATTCTTCTTTTGTAAGAATCCTGTACTCACATGAATAACCCTTATCAGCTTCTCCGTTCCCGTCTTTTCTTTCATACGGAGTGATATTGCGTCTCTGAATGTAAGTACCTTTTCCAAGCTCCTGAAGGGTTTCAGGCTGCTCTCTGCAGAGTTCTTTTTTCCATTCCTGCATGACGATTTACCTCCCTTGTCATCTTTGAAATAATCCGTTTGATTTTACGGACGTTTACCAATTCCTTAATATGTATCAAATACCAGTCATACGTTTCTGAATGTGTGATCCACCCCAGCAACGATACAAAACCACGGCAAAGCCCCAGTGGAAACCGCTGGCCGTTTTCTTCCTTTTTATGCAATTTTCGGGCTATGCGCTCTACATGAAGTAATATGCGCTTCCGGATCAACACTTTTGACCGGTAAAACAGCCAGCCCATGGCCGACACGCAGCGCCCCGTTTTCTTCCCATTTTTCTTGGTGTATTCAAATCGGAACACCTGCCAGTCACTCTTCATGCGTAGTCTCATCTTTCCAAGCACCTGCCGAATGTAAAGCAGTGCCTGGTGCAGCTTCTTTTTGTTATCATCAGCCAGCGTATAATTATCCATATACCGGACATGATGTGCTATTTTCAGCTTACATTTAATGTCATAATCCAGTTCCTGGAGCATGAAATTCGCAAGCCATTGAGAAAGATAGAAACCTAAAGGCATTTCTTTAGGAAAATATGTCATGCAGACATCAATCAGATGTAGGAAAAAGTTATCTTTAACTCTACGCTCTAATTTTTTCCGAACAATTTTATACTGAATATGGCTATAAAAATGTCGGATATCTGCCTGTGCAAAGTTCCTGATTCCCTTTCCACTTTCGATCCAACGTCTGATAGCTCGCTGCCCCTTCAGGGAACCCCTTCCGGGAAACGATGAGAAGCTCATCGGATAACTGCTTCCCGCTATGATCGGCTCCAGGATCATTACAATAACATGCTGAATCCAGAGTTCCACCATAGTCGGTACATAAACAACCCTCGTCTTTCCAAACTCTTTAATAATTACCGGGTTATGCTTTACTGGCTTAAATCGTTTTTGGGGATCAGTCTGCCATCCATCCGGTTTCGTATTCAGGATAATTTCCTGGATTTTCTTAACCCAGGCATCCAGATTTTCCTCCGCCATTTGAAAGTCTTTTCTCTTGGTTTTCCCTTTTCTCATACGTTTAAAAGCCTTTTTAATCACATCTTCCCGGCAGGCCAGCCGATACAGGTATCTATAACTTTTCTTTTTCTTCCAGGGAATCCCGGTCACCTTTTCAATATCGTATTTCAATATACGCATGATCTTCTATCTCCTCGCCGCTTTCGGACATTTCCTGCTACTTGCAGCTCCTGACCGGAACTATTTCCACTCACCAAAACCCATAAGGGCGGATATAACGATGTTTCAATCGTCTGCGGTGTAGGATTACCGGGAACATTTTGGTTGTCGTTCTAAAATTGATAGAAAAAGGACGCGCCGTAGTTCCACCAGGCGTTAGCAGCCACATTGTTCAGTGTGCGGGCCCAGAGGCCGTCATTAAGACCGTCATTGCAATTGCCGAACCGTAGCGAAACCGCCGGAAAGGGTGTTCCGGTAACCCCTAAAATTCGTTTATTCCCTGCAAGGGCATCGGGGGAAATCCCCCGAACCC